GAAGTTTCAGAACATATGCTTTAAACTGTAATTGCGCCGGCGCAACGGAGGGGAGGTGAGGAACATGAAGATCAGAGTTATCCATGATTTCTATGATAAAGAGAATGATCTGGAACTCCGAAAAGTCGGAGAAGAGTACGAGGTAACAGAAGAAAGAGGCAGATACCTGGTAGATTTCCGAGTAGCGAAAGAGATCATAGATCAGGAAGGCGGTGATCCGGAATCTCCCGTTGAGGCGTAGGGTGAAACGCCTTATTTTTATGCCCGAAGGCTTAAAACTACACGGAGACACCGGGTTATCAACTGTCCATGTGAGACACACGTAAAACTGTAAGTGCAGACAGCACAGAAAAAACTGTAAAGGAGCATGAAAAATGTTTAAGAGATTTCGATGCAAAGTACCGATGAACCTGCAGAAATTTGCAGAAGGAGAATCTGGTGATGGTGGGGCAGCAGGTGCTTCAGGAGCGGATGGTGGAACATCACCGGCAGGAGCACAGCAGACACCACAGTTTGATTATGATAAGCTGGCCAGTTTGATCGCAGGAAAACAGACTGTGACAGAAGAATCTGTTTTGAAAGGTTACTTTAAACAGCAGGGACTTTCAAAAGAACAGATGGATCAGGCTATCGCATCCTTCAAACAGCAGCAGGCGGCTAATCAGCCGGATGTGGCCGGAATGCAGAACCAGATTGCAGAGACCCAGAACCAGCTGACAGCAGCCCAGGCAGCAGCTCAGGCGGCGAAAGTTGAAACAGCGGCCACTATGATGGCAGTATCACTGGGACTTGACGCAAAAACGATCCCATATGTTCTGAAAATGGCTGATCTCAGCCAGGCAGTAGGACAGGATGGGAAAATCAATGAAGAAACGCTGAAAACAGCACTGAACACAGTACTGGAAGCTGTTCCGGCCCTGAAGCCCCAGGCAGACGGAAAGACCGGTTTCACACAGATCGGGATCGGCGGCAATCCGGCACAGCATCCGCAGCAGACAACCGCAAACCAGACAGCAGTACCAGCAAAACGATGGAACCGTTTCAACAATTAAGAAGTGTCCGATTCGGACACCATACTACAGAAAGAAGGTATAAGACATGGCATTAAACTATGCAGAACAGTGGAGCCCGGAGCTCCTTGAGATCCTGATGCAGGGAACCCTGACGTCTCCGTTTGTGACCAGCAATGTAAGATGGCTGGACGCAAAAACATTCCATTTCACCCAGATGAGTACATCCGGTTACAAGAATCACAGCCGTGAAGGTGGATGGAACAAAGGTACATACGCTCAGACAGATGTACCGTACACATTAACCCATGACCGTGATGTGGAGTTCATGGTAGATAAAGCGGACGTGGATGAGACAAACGCCACAGCATCCATCCAGAACATTTCCAGGGTGTTCGAACAGACATGGGTAGTTCCGGAAACAGATGCTCTGTTCTTCTCCAAGGTTGCCCAGGCAGCACAGAAGACAGAGGACTATCATGGATCCACAGCCGCTTCCACATACACAAAAGCAAAAGTATTTGGAATGCTGAAAGATATCCTTGCGAAAGGCAAACTCAGAAGATACAAAGCAAACGGATCCCTGATCATGTATGTGACCAGTCAGATTATGGATGCCCTGGAGCAGTCCACAGAGTTCACCCGTAAGATCGAGATGACCCAGATCGCAGAAGGCGGCCTTGGGATCGAAACAAGAGTAACAGAGATCGACGGCGTACCGATCATGGAGGTTATTGATGATGAACGCTTCTATGATGCGTTCGACTGGGAGCCGGAAGGCGGTGGATTTGCTCCACTGAAGAAGGTAGAAGCTGCAAGTGGTGTTGAAGCTGTAACCGGTGCGCACAAGATCAATGTTCTTGTAGCCTGCGGACAGACATGTAAGACCGTTCCAAAGATCAACAGCATCTACTACTTCGAGCCGGGCGGACATACAAAAGGAGATGGATATCTGTATCAGAACAGATCTTTCTCCGATGTGTTCGTGTTCCCGAATGGCCGTGACGGAAAGATTGACAGCATCTATGTAGATGTTGACACTACAGAAGTCGCCTGATCGGAGGAAAGATATGGCTTATGAAGCTTACGCTACACCGGAATACTATAAAAATGAGTATCCTGGTGAACTGATTCCGGAAGGCCAGCTTGAAAAAGCACTCCGGCAGGCTTCCAGGCATGTGGATGCCCTGACCTTCAACCGCATTGTAGGCCGGGGCTTTTCCAGCCTCACGGAGTATCAGCAGGAGATCATCCGGGAAGTGGTGTGTCAGCAGGCAGACTTTGAAACCGAAAACGCAGATATGATCGCAAGTGTCCTGTCATCGTACAGCATCAATGGTGTGTCAATGCAGTTCGGCAGTGCCTGGAATGTTTTCACCGATAAGGGCGTAGCCATGCGGCGGGATACATACGCCATGCTGCAGCAGACAGGCCTGTGCTGCCGGTTAGCGAGGTGAGCTTATGAGATATCCGTGTTTAGTGCCAAAACGGCTGTGTCAGACTGATATCACGGTCAGCATAGCCAGAGAAGGCGTAAGTAAATATGGAGAGCCCCTGGAGCCGGTGACATATACCGGCAAGTGCAATTATCAGGATAAGGCAAAGACGATATTCACAGAGGAAAAGAAGCTGGTCCAGATCACCGGATCCGCACTTTTCCCCGGGGATATCTGCCCGGAGCTTCCAACGATATCCGGCGGCACAGCAATCGTGTTCGGGGTACAGCGACAGATCCAGGAAGCCCGGAAGAATCGGAATCCGGATGGGACTGTGAATTATACGGAGGTGATGCTGCTGTGATAAAGGTCAATTCAACGATAAAGATGAACTTTCCGAAGATCCGGCAGCTCACCGATGCACAGGCACAGGCTCTTGAGCTGACTGCGGAGGCACTGCATACAGAAGTGGTGCAGGCACAGGTATTCCCACGTGATACAGGAAAACTGCAGAATGAAAGCACGTTTGTTGATCACTCACAGTCCGGCCAGGGAAAAGTCAGCATAGTGTCAACAACACCATATGCCCGCCGCTTATATTTCCATCCGGAATATCACTTCCAGACAAACGAGAATCCGCATGCAAAGGGCAAATGGTACGAGGACTGGATCCCGCCGAATGGACCTGCATCAGACTTTGCCCCGGAAGCATTTAAGAAATTCTATAAGAGGTTGACAGGCGTATGATCACATTGGGAAGTGTTAGAGAATATATCTCTTCTCTTGGCATCACAGAGGATGAACATGTGTACATGGGAACCCTGGATGCAAAAAAGGAAAAGTCCCTGGGAGTGTATAACAGTAAGCATCAGTACAACTCCCATAGAGCTCTTGGAGGCCCGGATCTGGAAGGCTATGGCGAGAAATACGTCACGATTTTAGTTCACTGGAATAAGTCTCCACGTGATGCGGAAAAGGTCGCTATGGGCTTATATGAGACACTCAGAAGGGCAAGAGATATTCAGACAGAAGAAGGAACCATAAAATTTTTTCAGCTGCTTTATGATCCACAGGATATAGGGAAAGATGATACCGGTATCTGTGAATGGGTGATTGAAGCAGCTGTTATATTCGAAAAAAAGAGAGAAGGCGAATGATATGAAAATGAACCTGCAGAAATTTGCTGGAAAAACGAACGTTTTCCCAGTGCTGGACAATAAATTTAAAGTCGGAGCATCCAAAGAAGCTGCTACAGTGATCGCAGACGTGGAAACATTCACTCCTGAGTTTACCAACGGCGTCGAGACATGGACACCGATGGATACAGAAGGATGGCAGAGAGGTTTGATGACTGCGAAAGGCATCAAGATCACTCTTTCCGGAAAAAGGAACATCGGTGATGCCGGCAATGACTATGTAGCGGGAAAAGTGTTTAAGATCGGACACGATGCAGAAGGCTACTTTGAATGGATGCATCCGGATGGAACCACGATCTCCTGGGACAATGCAATCTTTGATGTGAAGAACATCGGAGGTGGAGATTCCACCAACGTAGGTGCTCTGGAAGTTGAGATCAACGGTAACGGCAAACCGACCATTACACCTGCAGTGTGATTTGCAGGGAGAAAAGGAGAAAACTATGGCAAAAGTAGTAAATATCACAGAGAAACTTGAGTTCGATACAGATCCGACACTTGTAATCGGGAATTTGAAGGTAAGAGTAAGAGCTGACGCTGAGACAATGCTGAAGCTGATGGGTGTACTCAGCAAGGGCGAAAGTCTGAGTACGATCAAGGAGGCTCTGGGACTTCTTCTCAGTGAAAGAGATCTTTCGGCGATCTGCAAGTACAAGAAGGATGGAAAAAAACTGTCTGCAAAATCCCTGATGCTGATTGTAAACACAGCGATCGAGCTTGTAACAGGAGAAGACGAGGGGGAGCAGTGACCCGTGCTATGACTTGCTTGACGACTTCGATCTGATCGTCAGCAGCTTTCAGTCACAGTACGGGCTGCGCTTATCCCATGAACTGCCGGCAGGAATGAAGTGGGCGGAGTTTGCCAGCCTGCTATCCGGCCTTGGCCCAGATACGGCCTTGGGGCGGATCGTAGCTATCCGAACAGAGGAAGATAAGAATGTTCTGGAGAACTTTACACCTGAACAGCATCGTATCCGGAATGAATGGAAACGCCGGCGGGCAAAACAGATCGCAGCCACAGCAGACAGGGCACAGGTTGAAGCACAGCTGGATGCGATGAAGATGGGATTCTTAAGTTGGGAAGGCCTGGGCCCGAGAGAGGGGTGAGCAGAAATTGAGAAAAAGAAAATAAGATGTCCATACTGCGGACATGAACAAAAAGTACAGTATGCCCCGGATGCAAGATGCCGAGGTGTTTTTATTAAGTGCCAGGCCCGGCACTGCAAGAAAGTTTTTGAAATTACTCTAGGCAAGTAGTGCCATTGTGCCGATGCCTCAAAAAGGCAGGTGGTACATATGGCAACAAGCATCGGCCAGATCGGCCTGGATCTGGTTGTTAACGAAGGTTCATTCCGGACACAGATGTCAGGGATGCAGAATCTTGCAAAAAAAGCTGGTGCAGCCCTGGCAGGGGCGTTCGCTGTAAAGAAACTGGTGGACTTCGGGAAGTCCTGCCTGGATCTTGGAAGTGATCTGTCAGAGGTACAGAACGTAGTTGATGTTACTTTCCCGAATATGTCAGCACAGGTTGACAAGTTTGCCCAGTCTGCACTGAAGGCATCAGGCCTCAGTGAGACTATGGCAAAAAAGTACACAGGTACGTTTGGAGCAATGGCAAAAGCCTTTGGCTTCAATGAGCAGCAGGCATACGACATGGGCACTGCTCTCACGTCCCTGACTGCGGATGTAGCGTCATTCTACAACCTTAGTCAAGACGAAGCATATACAAAGCTGAAGTCTGTGTTTACAGGCGAGACGGAGTCCCTCAAGGACCTGGGCGTCGTCATGACCCAAACAGCTCTGGACAGCTATGCCCTTGCGAACGGGTATGGAAAGACCACGGCGCAGATGACAGAGGCCGAAAAAGTCTCTTTGCGGTATGCGTTCGTACAGCAGCAGTTATCTGCAGCATCCGGAGACTTCGCCAGGACATCCGGCTCCTGGGCGAACCAGGTCAGGGTGTTGAAGTTACAGATTGATTCCCTGAAGGCATCGATCGGACAGGGACTGATCAATCTGTTCACGCCAATCATACAGGCAGTGAACAACCTCCTGGGGAAACTGGTCACTCTTGCGAATGCATTTAAAGCTTTCACGGAGCTGATCACCGGGAACAAGAATTCCGGATCATCCGGGGGAGGAAGTGCCCAGATTGCGGCAGCAGGCACAGCGGCAACAGATGCCAGCACTGGATTGCAGAATGCGGCAGATGCGGCGAATGATACAACATCCGCTGTAAAGAAGACCGGAAACGCAGCACAGAAAGCAGCAAAACAGATGCGGTCCCTGATGGGATTCGACAAGATCACGAAGCTCTCCGAACCATCGGAATCCTCATCCGGAGGCACAGGAGATTCCGGCAGCACTCCGAAAGGCTCTGGTGTATCTGGCGGAAGCCTGGGAAGTCCTGTAGATTTCGGTTCTCTATCAACTGGCGAAGATGCAGTATCTAAACTGGGGAAGAAATGGAAGAAAGTCTTCGAGGATATGAAGAAGGCCATCGAGCCGACAACGAAAGCCCTCAAGAATCTCTGGAACAATGGCCTTGCACGACTTGGTAAGTTTGGCTGGACAGCACTGAAAGACTTCTGGCAGCACTTCCTTGTGCCGGTTGGAAAGTGGACCATGGGAACCGGTCTTCCACGCTTCATCAATGCTCTGAATGATGGACTGATGAAAGTAAACTTTGGAAAGATCAACAAGGCTCTTACAAAGCTTTGGGATTCCCTGGCGAAGTTTACGGTCAATGTAGGAGATGGCCTCCTGTGGATCTGGGAAAAGATCTTGGTCCCACTGGGCACCTGGACCGCAAATGAAGTCGTCCCCCGATTCCTGGAAACTTTAAAACTGGGAATCGATGCACTGAACAATATTCTGACAGCTCTTAAGCCACTGTTCCAGTGGTTCTGGGATTCAGTCCTTCAGCCGCTTGCACAGTGGACAGGAGGCATATTCCTGAGCGTGTGGGATGGTATCAACGGAGCATTGAAGAAGTTCTCTGACTGGTGTGCGAACAATCCGCAGACCATACAGAATATCGCAGTGATCATCGGTTCTTTCTTTGCTGCCTGGAAGATTGCAAGCTTTGTGCAGCAGGCGGCCGGATTCATCACAACAGCATTTAATATTGTTACATCAGTCAAAAGCGTGGCAGGAGCGGTCAGCCTCTTGAAAACCGGAGTAGGTACACTTACCACAGCTCTTGGAGGACCACTGGTGATCGGAATTGCAGCAGCAATAGCCGCAGGGGTGCTTCTCTACAAAAACTGGGATACCGTCTGCAAGTGGGCAACAAAACTTAAGGACTGGGTTGTTGATAAAACACGTGGCCTGAGAGATGGAGCGGTAAATGCGTTCAACACATTAACAACAAATTGCTCAAATGCGATACATGCCCTGTATACCAGCGTTACTTCAAAGTGGAATGCGATCAAAGAGAAATTCAATATGTTCAGGAACTGGCTTGCATCTGTATTCCAGACAGACTGGTCAATACGTTTTGGAGTTCTTGGAAATATTTTGAATGCTTTCCTGCGAAGTGTTAAGACGAAAGTGGATAGTATTCAAAAAGTATTCAAAGGCCTGATCATATTTATCAGCGGAGTATTTAAGGGCAACTGGCAGCAGGCATGGGAAGGAATCAAACAGATATTTGCTGGAGTGTTTCAAGGACTTTCTGATCTTGCGAGAACACCGGTTAACGCAATCATAGCTGGTTTTAATGGCGTACTTGGAACGGTCAATGGGCTGATTAATAAGATCAATGGAATCAGTTTTAAGATTGAAATTCCCAAATGGATTCCCGGCATCGGCGGATCTTGGTGGGGATTTAATGGTTTTAGTATACCGAGCATTGGAAGTATACCGTTTCTGGCACAAGGCGGCTATGTAAAACCGAACACTCCGCAGCTGGCCATGATCGGTGATAACCGGCATCAGGGAGAAGTTGTGGCTCCGGAAGGAAAATTGCTGGAAATGGCAAGGGCGGCAGCAGAGCTGTCAGGCGGCGATTCTGCAAAAACAGAGAAGCTACTGCAGGAACTGATAGAACTGATTAAGAATCTGCCGGTTGTAGAACTGAATCCGGAAGCAATCCGAAAATATTTCATTAAAAAGACAAACCAGAACACAAAAGCAACCGGGAAACCGGAGCTGCTTTACTAAGGGAGGCGTGATACATGGCTAAGAAAATATTGTGGTCAGGAAGTGTCACGCTTCCGGCACCAGCAGAAATAAGTGTAAATGATGAGATCATATGGTCCTCCAATACAGGCCGTCTGGCGTCAGGAGAAATGGCCGGAGATGTCATTGCTGAGAAAAAGGATGTCTCAATAAAATGGGGGATCCTTGAAGAACCGGAGTTAAAGCTGATCAAACAGGTTATGATCGCAGGCTTTTTCCCGATCTCATTCCGTGATGATGGAATTGAGCTGACGATCACATCGTACAGGGGAACCCTGACAAAGGAACAGCTTGGCTGGCTTGGAGGGACTTTTTTCTATAAGAGCGCATCTGTAAGCATAGTACAGAAATAAGGAGGAAACGAACATGTTAAAAGGTACAAAATCAATGAATCTCAGTTACAGCTCCATCATCGATGGAAGAAGTGTGGTATACATGTCTGCACAGGTTCCGGAAACCGGAAAGAGCAACTGCACAAAGACCATTCAGGATCAGGAGATGTATGAGGCGAACAAAGCAGAATGCAGAAAAGATATGGCTGCATTTGACGAGCTCCTGTGGAAACTGGAAGATCAGGGGACGGTAGACACTGCAAAAGATACTGATACGGAGGAACAGGGAGCATGAAGATGAAGAACAGTGAGATTGTAGCATTCCTTAACACCTGTGCAGGCTTAAGAGAGAAACATTTGCCAGTTCGTCTGGCGTATGCGATCAAGAAGAACATGGCAGCAGTCCAGGAAGCGGCAACTGCATACATGGAAGAAAGAGAAGAGCTTATTGCCAGATATGCGAAAAAGGACAAAAAGGGAGAATATCTTGTCAAGGATAGCTGCTATGTGTTCGAAAACAAAGATGAGTTTGAGAAGGATATGAGTGAACTTTTAGCGATTGAAACTGCAGTGAAAATCCACACGGTATCAATTGGTGTTGTCGAAAAATGCGATGACGATCCAAAGTGTGATCCACTGACTATGGAAGAACTGGACGTCATTGAGTTTATGATTACAGAGTAAGGGGGCGATCCTGTGTATCAGTCAACAACAGCATTTGGAACCTTGGTACAGCAGGATTCCCGAACATTTAAATGTCTGCTCACATACGACAAGGTATCGATCACAAAGGTTAAGAGCATCAAGCTCACCGGAGGTTCTGAGACAGGAGATGATTTTTCTCTGGGATCAACCATGTCGCAGTATATCGAAGTAACGATCCCGGATGGAAACCTCCTGATCGAGGGAAAGGAGATCCTCCTGCAGATCGGGATGGACGTGAACGGTCTGACAGAATACGTCCCCATGGGATATTTTACAGCAGGAAAGCCCAAAAAAGCGGACGATCAGATTACGTTCACGGCTTACGACCGTATGATGAACACAGAGCGGACGTTTTCCATGAATGGCACAACTACAAATACGGTGGCAGTACTGAAGAAGATTGCAGAAATCACAGGTGTGCCAATAGTGACAACCGGATTAACTGCGATATCTATGAAAGTGCCGAAAGGATATAGTTGCAGGGAAGTGCTTTCCTACGTGGCCCAGCTTTATGGGGCGTTTGCGGTTTGCAACCGTAGAGGTCAGATCGAGTTGCATACCTATGTGGATTCTAACTACAAGGTAAAGCCAAATCGGTACTGGGGAAATTTTGAACATAATGACTACGCTTTTGATGTTTTAAAATTTGTGTGTTTTACGGGCCAGGACAAAAATGGAAAAAGCATATCAATATCTTCAGGATCCGGAGCAAGGTCCGTGTCGTTTTCCAATCCGTTCATGACACAGACCGTACTCAATAATATCCTGGCATCGTTCAAGAGTTTTTCCTACATGCCAGGCACTCTGAAAATGATGGGAGATCCCCGCCTGGATCCTTGGGACATCCTGACTGTGGAAGATCTGTCCGGAAATACATATAAAGTCCCGGTCATGAAACTGGAATGGGAATATGACGGAGGCCTTACGTACTCAGCTGAAGCTGTCGGTCTGTCAGAAGAAGAAACCAATGCAGACTATAAGGGGCCTCGGACAAAAGAGATGGAACGGTATTACGCACAGCTGGTCATGATCGACCAGGCGATGATCAACAAGCTAGATGTAGATACCGCGAACATCACATACGCTACGATCAAGAATCTGAATGTAGTAGAAGAGAATGTGCAAAAGATAAATGGAGAGGTTGGTAACTTCAAGGAACTGACCGCTGCGAATTTTAAAGCAGCTAACGCGCAGATCGATATCCTGAATGGAAATTACGCAAATATCAAAGTACTTTTGTCCGGAGGGGCAGGAATCGGAGATTTGCAGAACATCCACCTGACGTCTCAGAACGCAGTCATTGACTCAGCATTGATCCGATCAGCCGTGATGCAGACGGTATCCGTAGCAGATCTTCTTGCCGGTACTATCAGCACAAACAAATTCCTGATAGCTTCCGACGACGGAGGTATCCGCATTCAGGGAGCAACACAGCAGTGGTCCGATACGGATGGCACAGTCCGGATGCAGGCCGGACGGGATGCAAATGGAGATTTCACTTTTTCTCTGTTTGACAAGACCGGAAAAGGAATCCTGATCGATTCAGCAGGTGTTAAGCCTGATGCGATAGCAAATGGCCTGATCGTCAATAAGATGGTCGCAGATAACGCGGGGATTGCCGGTTCCAAGCTGGACATCCCGTCTGTGGTATCAGCAATCAATGACAGCTCGCAGACTATCAAGAGCAGCCGGATCTGGTTCGATGAACAGAATCAGTCGTTGAATCAGACGTATAGCCAGTTGAATCAGAACGTGACAGAAATCCGTTCAACAGCTTCGTCGGCAGCCAGCAAGGCAGACGCAGCAAATGAGACAGCAGGAGCTGCTTCGAAGACCGCACAGCAAGCGTTATCTGTTTTATCCGGAATCTCCACACTGGATGCCATCGGAGCTGCGCTGAATAACGATGCACATGTGGTTCACACAAACGCAAATGGTTCTGGTGGAGATTATAGTGATTGCTCTTCAAAGATGACGGTGTATTTGGGAGATACAGATGTATCAGATGATAGTATATTCACTGTAACCGTATCTGCAGGCGTGACCGGACACTGGGATGAAACGAGCAGAACATACTATGTCACAGCTATGAGCGCTGACAACGGGTACGTTGACATTGACGCATTGTATGGCACAGGAGACCGGTACCTGACCACAAGGAAGGGTCTGCGGCTCACAACCAGAGCAGGAAAATACATTCTTGTACAATCCGGCGGAGCGCACATCCGAAAACGTTTCAGCATCAGCAAGGCGAAAGACGGAAAAATTGGCCTGTCTTATGACCTACATAGCTCCACACTGGCAGTCCGGAAACAGAAAGATGGAAAGACACTGATACCGGCAGCTATCACTTTCTCAGCGACACAGAATGATAATGGACTGGTCAGAAGCTATTCCGGAAGATACAGCATCCAGGAGACAGAAGATGGAACAATCTACACGCTCAAATACGTTTCCGTAGCTGACGAGATCCAGAAAATCTACACGCCATCCAGTGCTAATATAAAAGCAGTCAGATGCACTCTCTTATCTGCAGGAGGGGTGTCCGAGTTGGACACACAGACAGTGATCATCATTGCTGATGCGGAAGGCCTGACAGATGATATCAAAAAAGCTCAAGGAACTGCAGATCAGGCAAAAGAAGCTATTGTGGTAACAAATCAGAATGTAGCGAATATAGAGACGAGTATGGAAGGCTTCCGGACGGAGCTGTCTGAGACCACGACAGATCTCCACGGTCTGACAGACAACACACTGCTCTATAATGTGAAATACCATGACAACAGCGATGGCACGACCACCCTGACTGCAGCCGTATACAAGAACGGAACGGATGTCACAAAAACATATCCGGACAGATGGTTCACTTGGAGCAGGAAGACAGAATCCGGAGAAATTTATCTCGGATATGGATACAGCATTACGGTCAACAACTCCGACTACGAGTTTGGCGGCGTGTGCGTGGGAATATTCGCTACATATGACACTTTGAACCTTACGACAAGATCTGGAAAACAGCTTACAACCAGATCTGGCAACCACATAACAATCTGGAAGGAGAAATAAAAAATGGCAGATCAGAATATAACAGCGTTACCAGTTGCTGCATCACCAGCATCTTCGGACCAGCTCCTCTTGGTCGGAGCGACTGAAGAGAAGTTAATTGACTATGATAAGTTGGCAGATGCAATTCTCACAAAATTGACATCTAAACAGTATACATTAGACCAGGGAACCAAGACACTTCCAGCCGCACTTAATGAATTAAATAGTAAGCCCTTTCTGAGGTACGAAAAAGCATTTGGCGAATCGCTTACTATCAAAAATGTACGTGCTGCCACTCATGGATTAATCATAATCGAG